GTGGCAGTCTCAACCCTGTTGTACTGACGGTTGGTGAAGCGCTCGATCTCCCGCGAAGCGGAGTTCAGCGCGTCGTCAAGCTCCGCGTCGTAGTCGGTGTTGGATGCGGGGATGCTCATACGGTGCTTCAGTTCCATGGTGGTGGCGTAGTTGTCACCAATTGCCCCCATGGTTCACCCCCTGTCATATTGAGCAAGCGTTATGCCTCTCGGCGTATTGAGCTGTAGATAGCGCAAACCTTCGATGCCATGCACCTCGGACGCGAACGTGACACCCGTCTTCGGGTCACCCTTGTGGGGACCCGTGTCATGGAATGCGATCACGGCGCCGGGATTCAGCCAGGACTTGAACCGGTGAAACTCCGGCACGCGCAGCCCCAACAGAGAGTCAAGGAACAGGAAGTCGATGTTCCGCACAGGGCGGAAGTTCATGGACTGAATCTCGTTGACACGGACGGGCAGGCCAGCGCAAAAGCCCCGGGCCCAGTCGGCAGCCCTCTTGTTCACCTCGCAGGTGTCCAGCTTGCCGTGGCCGTTCAGCTTGAGAGCTTGACCGATAATGTGCGAAGTCATCCCCACGCAACTACCGGTCTCCACCACATAGTCGGGCTGAAGTGCCCGTATGAATCCACCGATCAGTTCGGACACCTCAAGCTCCGTGGACTCCGGGTCGGTGGAGTGCCAGTGCTCAGGATGCTTGCAGTCCGATCGGGGGGCAGTCCATTTGGACTCGGAGTATGCGGTATTCGGGTCAAAGACGACAGCACCCTCGGTGGGCTCATCGGCCAGCATCAAAGGTCTCCTCATCCAGATAAATTCCGCCCTTATGGTGGGTGGTCTTCACGCTAGTGTCCACGTAGACCTTATGACCACACGCGGCGGCCCTGATACAGAAGGAGAGATCCTCAGAGAACACCCGACTGGTACCGTTGCCGCCTGCCTCGGGCATATTGATGGGTTCATACCAGGAACCAGGCCCGTACTTCTCCTCGATGTCCTCGAACACGTTGCGGTGTACGAGGATGCACGCGGAGCCAGTACCGGCCACCTCTTGAATGGAGTCGCGTTTGTAGTCATCCCACGGGAGGAAACCCTTCTCGCCGGTCTCCTCGACTTCCGCCCACCTGAGCAGAGTTGGGTGGATGCTGTAGCGCACGGCCTGGAAATCTCCACTGCCGCACCTCTTCTGTTGAAAGCAGAGGGCGCCTATCACCTTGGTCTGACTGTCAGCCACCTCAAGCAGCCTGTCAACAGTGTCCGGCGCGAACCCCATGTCGGAGTCCACCCAGAACAGCCAGTCGCCGTCTGTTTCATGGAGGAACTGATGGGCCACCTTGTTACGACCGGCGGGGATACCGCCTGACCCGGTCAATGTCCTCAGCTCAGCCCCACTAGGGCGGAGGATGCGAGGATCTTCACGGGAGATGTCGTACAAGAGCAAGTCCCGGTAGGAGAGGCCGAACACGGCCGACCACTCGCCAGGGTCAAGGTATCCGACAACGACGCGCGGGGAATCGGTCATGTCAGATGTTCCCCTCGTACACGCCAGGGGGTAGATTGCGCTTCTCGCCGGGCCTCTGCTCAGTCGTCTCCACCATATCCTCATCGCTGATGAAGAACTGAGGAAACGCCTTAACCAGGGGGTCGTCGCCCCGATAGGGGATGCGAGGATCAGGTACCACGTAGGTTCCGGTCTCGGGGTGCAGTAGTGCAGTCTCGCCGGGCTTAGCAACCCGGTACATCTTGACTCGTGCCACGGGGATCACTCCTTATGCAAGCTCGTTCGGGTCAAGCGTGGCGCCTAGATGACGCACCACCTCTCGGGCCGTCCGCTCTGCGTCGGACTGCACCGCGTACGCCATGCCGGGCAGATCATACTCAGTCGCCGCACTTAGGAGAACAATGCGCACCGAATAGGGGGTTGCTCCCCCCACGTTAGCCACGTACACCATGCGCACGTCATCTGCGTTAATGTGCCGTACGTTACTTACCTCTATATATGCCATGCGATCCCTTTCGCCTATGAGGTGGGGGCCAAAGCAGTATTCTGCTACATCACTCCGGCCCCCACGACAACATACTACGCAGACGTACCGTCCTGGAGTAGGCGGAACGCCTTGTCGTTCACACTGTCCGCACCGGTACGCCAGTAGGCATAGAAGCCACGGGCACCGATCGGACGGTTGTTGGTCGTACCGAACAGGTGGGGGATGGCCTCAACGCTCATAGAGCCCGGCTTGTCCACGATGTAGTAGTTCGAGAAGTCACCGTAGATGAGCCGGTTCTCAACCGCGCTAGTGGTGGAAGCGACAGCCGGAGCATCGTCCGACTCCACGACCGGGCGACCGAGGATTCGAGACGTAGTACCTTCCGGCAGCTCACCGGAGAACGATGCCGACACCGCAGTACCCAGAGCCTTAATGGCGAGTGCGTACGTGGGGTTCATCAGCCAGGTTCCCTTACCGCGCCACCTCACCGGCACCGCACGGTAGAGACCGTGGATGTCGGCAAGAGCAATCGTGCCAACCGTACCCAGAGGCACCTCGACGTTGGTGTTCGCGTCGAGTGCCGTGAAGATACCCGTAGGGCTGTCGTTCACGCCGGTGCCCACCGCGTGAGCGGCACCCTCAAGGCGGTCACGCGCGTCTGCGAACAGCATTGTCAGGTCCTGGGCCAGGTTGGCGATGTCCTCAAGCGCCTCGAATGACGCCTGAACGAACGCCTGCGCCTTGCCGATCGGGATGCTCACCCGAGCGAACACGGGAGAGTCGTCCGAGACCTCTTCGAGCTCAGTGTCCCACGACGCCGTCATACCGGCAGACGTGACACCGTTGTAGACCGTCGCGCCGGGGGCGGTCAGAGTCTTCACACTGGCCAGGTTCCGGATGACGTTCGAGGTGCCATCGTTCGTCAGGATGATGGTCGGGTCAAGGTGAGTCGGCAGCAGGTAACCACCAGAGGTGTTGTTACCGACCTGGAGAGCCGTACGCTCTTCCTGAGTGAGCTGAAGCTCACGGCCACCCATAGCCTTGGCCCACGCGTCCTGGTACACCTCGGACTGACGGGCAAGAACATTGCTCGCCCACGAGGTGTCGCTGCTGTGACGCTTGATCGTCTGCTCGAAGTGCTTCTGGTCACCCGTGGAGAGGTGGTCGGAGTGCTCCTCCATCGCCCGCATGTTGGCGTCCGTCAGGAGGCGGCGCGCGGTCTTCGGGTCAGCAGTGCGAGCACGTGCAACGGTCTCGAACGGGTCGTCGCTGCTAAGTCGCACGTTGACCCCCTTGTCGTAGTAGCCACTCTTGGCGGAGCTACGCGCACGGTCGTACCGTGCGAGCATACGCTCACCTTCACGAAGGTACTGCACCCCTTCGTCCCATTCTTCTTGCTCATCCACAGAGAGAGAGCGAGTGCCCGTGTCCTCATGCAGCGCCTCAAGGGCGGCACGAACGGTGCTCATCCGCTCCCGCAGTTCAAGTTCGCGGTCCATCTCATTTCCTTCCGTCAGGACCAATGTCTTTCTGTTTCGGTCGAAGTGTCCCAACGGACGGCTTCGGATTGGGTGCCCATTCGGGCGGCCCCCTGCTTTGAAAATCAGCGAAGCTGGTTGAGTTCGCGCTGACGCTCGTCCCAGTCGAGACCGATGTTGCTGTAAGCACCCTTGGAGGCGGGCTTCTTGGCCGCAGGCTTCTTGGCCGCAGGCTTCTTCTTGGGCGGGAACGGCTTCTTCTTGCTGTCGGCAGAGTCGTCGTCCTCGTCCTCTTCGTCGTCCTCTTCGTCGTCGTCCTCCGCCTTGGGCGGGAACGGCTTCTTGGAGTCCGAGTCAGACGGCTTTTTCTTCGGCGGGGGCTTCTTTGCGGCTGCCCGCTCGATCAGTTCGTCGAGAAGACTGTCGCGCTCCTCGTCGTTGAGCATTGACATAAGTGACCTCACTCCTACGCTTGTGGCTTCATAGGCCGGGAAAACGACCGGACCAGCCTCGTACAGTTCAACCTCTCGGATGGTTCTGCGAAGAGCCTGATCGCCATCCTTAAGCATGCTAGAGAGATCTGACTCCCGAACACGCTTACCCTCAGAGTCATACCAGTCATCCTGGTTGACCTTGAACCTGAACGACATACCGTCGATAGCGCCACCCTCAATTGCCTGGCGGATGGGCTCCACTGTCGGATTGTCGAACAGGCGGGCCTTAACGAACAGGCCCTTGGTGTCCTCCCGGATCTCCACAATGGAGCCGATAGGAACTGACCCGGTACGCACATCACGTCCGTGGTCAAACTGGAGGACCGGCTTACGCTCGTTGAGCGTCTTGGCGAACGCCCCCCGAATCACGGTCTCGTCAAATCTACCTTCCCAGGAGTCGATACGAGTCGGGTGATCGAACACCGCCGCGTATCCCTCAAGAGTTCTCCCGTCACTCTCACTGGTCGCTTCGAACTCGACCGACCGGAAGCATAGTTTCTGAGGTTTCATGGTCTTTACACTCCTCCCGGTTTCGGAATGGACGGCTGCGGCGTACCGGCGCCGCTCGGCTGGGGGCCGCCCTGCTGGGGGTTCTGCCCCTTCTTAAAGGCGCCACCCTGCGAACCCTGCTGTTGAGGCTGAGTCTGGACAGGCTTTCCGTCTGGGCCTACTTGCTGCTCTGGCGGCATAGCCCCAGTAAGGCCGGGCGGAAGGAGCTGGACAGAGACGAGACCGGAGTGCTTGAGCAACGTCCAGTCTTGGGCGCGTATGGCCTCGATGATGGACTCGGCCTCAAAGCCGCCGTCTATCAGAGAGCGTATAACGGACGCTTCACGCTGCTGCACCTCGGCCCGCTCGGTCATGTCGGCACGGAGGAATTGAATATCTCTATCGTCGTACCAGAGCCGCTGATTCGGGCCGACCCTCACGAGATTGCCGTACGCCTGACAGACGGAGCGCCACAAGGGGCGCATGGTCCCATCAGCGAAGGAGTCCTTAGCGGTCTTGAAGTTGCCCGCATTCAGGGAGGAGCCCTGCATACCCTCAGAGAGACCCACGATCACGGGATGCACTCGGGCAGCGGCGGCAATCCTCGTCTCACCGGCGCCCTGCGTCACCTTGAAGTCCATTTGCTTCATGTCGGCACCAATGACGGTAACGTCCGCACCGCCACCGAGATAGAGGGTCTTGTACGCGTCATGAACTCCGCCGTGCCTGCGCTCCATCTGTTCCATGAAGCCCTCGAACTGCTCTTGTGTGGTCTCGGCAGAGAGAGACACGGCAATGTTCGGAGTGGCCGCATTGTCAAAGAACTTCTTCTTGTGCAGAGAGGCACCCTTGTCGGCAGAGATCTCTTGAATGACCGGGGTGAGCCACGACTGCCCACGGAACACGGCCTCGGGATCCGGGATGGGTGCCCAGTGGGCAACCTCCTCCGGCATGTAGAAGCGGGACTTGGCCTGCTTACCTATCTTGTGGCCGCCGGGCGTGTACCTGTATGCGACTACGTCAGTCTCTACTGCCTCGTCTGGCGGGGCGTTGAGGATGATTTCCACCCAGTCGGGGCGCAGGCGCCGCAAACGATTGCCATCTCGCACCACGTAGTGGTTACCGGCCAGATCTACATCCTGGATAGCGCGCGCCAACAGGTCACCGGTACCGGCACTGGGCCACGGCTTCTCGAACAGGCGGAGCTTCTCAGGGTACTCAAGGTCTCCCGGTCGCCCCGTCTTTCTGTCGAGGTCCTGCATGGCGAACCGGATCTCCGAAAACACCATGGACCGGGCGGCCATACATGCAAACACGACCCCGTTAGCCTTGAAGGCTCCCTGCACATACTCGCAGAAGTTGTCTTCCAGGGATTCGTACTTGCTATTGGTGTTTCCGTATCCGCCATACAGACCGTATGTCTGACCGTTGAAGAGCGCCTTCTCTAGGGAGAGCTGCCCAAGTCCGTACCGCTCCTCGCTCTTACCCCGAAGGATGGACCACAGATTAGCCATGACCTCACTCCTTCACGTCTAGGAAGAACAGAACAGCTATCAATACAGCACCGGCACCCATGAGGCCGTACTCATCAAACCGCCACACAAGCCCCGCCGTAGTCATCAGGTACCCGAGCAGGAAAGCCACAAAGGCTTGGAGCCGCGTCATTCGCTCACCTCATCATCGCCCACGGAGCGGCCGGTTTAGGGCCGGTGCAAGTCTTCATGTACCCCCACTTGGCCAACGTCGCGGCCACCAAGGGGGAGATGTCCGTAAGGGCTGTCTTCTTGTCCCACGCCCAGATATCCGAGAGATGCCGCTGCGCGGCTCCGGCCATGGCTTTTGTGAGCTGCGGCTGATTCACATGCACCAGATTGGGCGCGTTACCGTCCCGAGGAACGATGGACGTGAAGAACGCCCCGCACGCCTGAGCGTACTCCCGGGCACCCGGGCACAGGGGCTCGATCCCATGGAACACCAGCTCGTCCATGAACCGACCCGCCTGAGTCTGCTTGTCAATCACGACAGCCGCAGGCTTCCACTTCTCCTTTAGTTCGAGGAGTCGCGGAATCACCCAGTCGGTTCCCGGGCGGTGGTCATACATCTTGGCGTTTGAGGTGATCTCAACGTGTTCCCGACCCCGACTTCCCTCGCCACACACCACGATGCAGGAATGGGAAAGATTGGGGGTAACGTCCACGGCGAAAACATAGGGCGCCCTGGGGACGCTGGATTCGTCTGCCCGACCGCGCCATGATTCCTCCGGTATGACCGTCCAGCCCTCGTCGTCAATTGGCCACGTACCAACCCCGAGTCGTTCCCGTAGGAAGTTCTCCCGGTCCATCGAGCGGTGCTCCGCCCTGATGTGCTCCTCGGAGATACGGATACCGTACCCGGGGTTGGTCTTGGCCCATGTATCCGGGGAGTCGGCCGGATCATGAGAGTCGCAGTCATGGGCACAGAACTCATCACAAGTGTCGGCCGCCCACTCGTAGTAGAGCAGCCTGTTGTCCCATGTCTCCGACTCCGGCCCGCCCTGTATAGCCCGGTGTCCGCGCTTGCGCACACGACCGAGCTGCTGGGATTCGAGGTTCCCCGCCGACCCCGTATACCAGATCTGAGGGTTGGGCCGCGCTGAAAGGGTAGGCAGGAGCGAGGCTACAGCCTCCTGCTTGAGTATCATGGCCTCATCCAGGATCAGGCAGTCGCCGGTGAATCCACGGCCACCGCCCTTAGTCCTGGTCCTGAACCTGAGACGCTGACCGTTCAGCATCTCGATGCCCTCTTCACCGTGGTTGAACACGACCTTCTTAACTCGCTTGCGCAAGTCGTCGTTGTTCTCGATCCAGAAGAGGATACGACGGAACGCCTCAAGGGAGGTTGGAAACTCGTGGGCGCTATGCATGATGAGCCGTTCGCCCAGGAGGTACAGCCCTGCGAGCTCTCTGGCTTCGAGGATGGCGCCCTTGCCGTTCTGGCGGGAGACCACCAATCCGACCTCGAACGCCTGGAACTTGGGCATGTGTAGCCCAAGCACCTCGTTGTAGTAGGTGTCTCCTCGGGGAGTCAGTGACTCCTCAAGAACCATTGCCTCCCACGGGTCCAGTATCAGACCCACGCTCGCCGCCAGCTCGACGGCCTCCCTGCCTACGGGGGGCATGTTTGGTACCCAGAGCGGACGGTGGGCTATCGGGGGCTCCTGCCACCCCATTTGTTGCCCTGGCATTCCGGGCTTCAGTGAGCTGGTCAAGGATGCTCAACTCCTTGTTCGGGTCGCCCAGAGCGTCAAGGTCGTCAAGCGTCTGCTTGAGCCTCTGCGCGAGCGAGGCAAGTCCGGCTTCCGACAGTGACCCCCCACACCGCCGACACAGACCGGAGTTTGACTTGATTGAGTGATGCAGGTCATCCATGGACTCTGCAAGCACATCCCGTAGGGCTTCCAGTGCTTTTCGCTTGTCACCAGACTTGATGGCCTCACAGAACGCACTCTCGATCCCGAACGTATTGTCGAACCTGCGCGGGTCCTCGCTCATCGGTTGGCCACCCTGATCAGTGCCGTGCGGTCGTCGGTGCGGCCCTGATCAGTGGTCACGCGGCACTGTACCGTATACCGTTCCCCTACTGTCCCCCCGGACAGCCAGACGGTGGCCGACGCAGTCGTGTTCGACTCACTGTCTTTAGTGAGTCCGGTCTCGACCGTGAAGGCAGCGTCGCTTAGTGCCTCACCGGAGGAGAGCCAGTTCGACCAGTCGAAGACGTAGTCGAGGACTGCGTCAGGGTCCTTCAAAAATTCACGCATCTGCGCTCCTCCCTTCGGCGCGGTTGATCTGCACAGTGCGGCTCTCGGCTGCCAGGTAGATCGTACGCCCCTCCGTGTCAACTGCGAACACGCGTAGTTCGGTATCGACCGAATTGGTCCGTCTGTCCGAGTTCACCTCTATGACGCGACCCTGCGGCATCTCGATAATCGAGGTCGTGATGCCGAATGCGACAGCGGTGACTGTCGAGTTTCCCGCCTGCGCGTCGATTCCCGACACCACGGACGACGAAGCGACAGAGACCGTTGCGGCAACGTGCTGAGCAAAAGCCCGCAACGAAGTGGACCCCACCTGGGCGGTACTGGTGACCGTGACCGTACCGGCCTCACCGCTCACCGAGACGGTGGCCCCGTACGCCACTATCGCGGCGGTTGCCGTTCCAGCCTCGGCCGTCTCGCCAATCAATACGGTGGCGTCGTTGGCCACAGTGGAGGCGGATGCGGTACCAGCGTCGGCCTGAGCGTTGCTGACGGTACTGGTCGTGGCATCGAATACAGAGACGCTGCCAGTGGCCGTGCCCACAGACGACACGTGCGGCTGGTTCACGGTGGCCGTAGCCGACGCAGCAAAAGGCAACGCCCCGGTGAACGCTGCACTGTCGTTGGCTATACCCGTTACAGAAACGGCCTCTGCGACTGAAGACACGCCAGTGTTCACCGTGGCGTTGCTTGCAGCCACCGTAGCACTAACATCCGAGTCAGTAACCCCGACGTGAGTTGACGAGTCTGGGGCTGTCGAACTGATCTGAACAAGTTCAGCCTGCGCCGGGGCACCAGTCACTACGGCCGCGTCGTACACATCCACGAACGGGCTTGTGGTTCCTGCAACTGCCCCGAGCGCACCTACAGGAGAACTTGAGGTTGCCGTGACTATGGACTCTCCGGCGTCGCCGGTAATGGCGAATTCAACCGTAGGGTCGAACGCTACGCCGCTTATGTCCGTACTGCCAGCAGGAACGAAGGATTCCGCGAATGCGGTCGGGTTGTCGCAGCTAACGGCCACCTGGGCATGGCCTGCCTCGGCGGTGACTGCGAAGTCCACCGTGGCGTCGTACGCGGTAACACCGGCGACACCATCGTCGGCGCTAGCCTTCAGGTCGATCAGGGTGTCACTCGCACTGACGACCACCGGGGCGTGCCCGGCCTGAGCGCTCACCACGGTGCTTACGGTCGCGTCGTACGCCTCGGTGGTACCAGATGCGGTACCAACCGACGAAACGTACGGCTGGGCGACCGTGACCGTACCGGAGACCTCTCCGGCGGGAGCGCTCTTGTCCGTCGTCACCGTGGCATCTTCAGCGGTGACGGTGACCGTGGAGGTACCAGGAAGCACGCTCACGGCCGATGTAACGGCCGCGTCGTACGCCTGGGCCACAGGGGACGCGATACCCCCCGCGAGAGCCCCTAGCGCCCCCCCGGCCGGATCGACAGTACCAGTGGCAGATACCGCCTCGGCCTCTCCGAGCGTGTCATCGAGGTCGGCCGTGGGGGCGTTCGTGACGACCGTCGCCGTCACCTCTCCGGTGACCAGAGCTCCATGCCCTACCACTGGGGCGGAGGCTACCCCGGAGATGCTTACATGCCCGGCGTTGGCCGAGATGTTCGAGAATACCGAAACCGTAGCGTCGTACGCCTCGGCGGTGCCGGATGTGGTACCAGACAGTACGCCGAGAGCCGCAGCCCCAGCGTTGACCACCACGGTAACCGTGGCTTCCTCAGCGTGTCCGGTCTCACCAATAAGCACCGTAGCGTCACTGGCGGTAACTGATACCACACTGGTATCACCAGGGGCGGACACCGCCGTGACCCCCGCAGCATTCTCAGTCACGGCCGAAACAACAGCCGTGCCCGCATCCGCCGAGGTGCCTCCCGCTACGGCCGCAACGGTCGCATCGTTGGCCACCACGGAAACGGCAGCCGTACCGGTGCCGAAGCGCAGCACTGGCTGAACCTGACTGGCCGCAACGGCAGGGGAGACCGTACCGCCCAAACCGCCCTCATGCGCGATGGCCGCATTGGCGGTCTCCGACACGGCGACAGATCCAGCCGGTGCATTGGTCGCAGGCGGAGGAGGGGGCTGGATTATGAGCAGGAATCCCTGCCGATTCTCCATGGCGCCGGAGGGGGTGCCGGACACGTTGACCCCGGCGCTCATGTCGGCAGTGCCGTTTGAATCGCATGCAGCGGAGAACGGCCGGAACGTGCCGGTAGTACGTCCGGCGTCCCCGCGCTCCGTCCCCCCGCTCTCTGTCCACGTCCGGTTAGCGGAGACGCTACAGCCCCTGAAATACGCCATCCACCAAATATTGGATGTGGAATTCGTCAGCGTGGACGTTACTGCGGCAGTGGAGGCCGAATCGGTGGCATTGGTACCTGCACCGAAATCAAGAATAGGGGTAGTGGTATCCGTCCCCGTGTACCGCAACCCCTTGGTCTCCCAGCCACCGGAGGTTTGGGCAGGTACCGTCACCGTGATGAAAGACGGGTCGCCTGCCTGGAATATGCGCCACCTGATTTCGGTGCGGCTATGGATCAGACCGTCACTGGTGTTATCCACCCCAGCAAAAGAACTGGTCCAGCCGGACGGCCACGTGAAAGAGCCAACAGCGGCAGCACTGGCCACATGCACAATGGCCACCATCAGGTGACCAGCCGCAGCGCTGGTAAAGAAGACAGACGCGCTGGTGGATGAGCCGTTGCTGTTGTCATTACGTGCAAAAGCGACAGCCACCGGTCCACCCCCTAGTTACTGAAATGGACCGGCGTCAATCACACGGTGATGCGGAACAGCCCGTTTGCGTGCCACACGATGGTGAACGTGCCAGCCGTAACCGACTGTGACCCACCGAAGTAGTGATACGAAATCCCCTGGTCGGCCACGGTGCCCGCAGTGATGTCGTCGTCATACACGAGGCATCCGAATACGGAAGCCAGGGTTGTCGAGGCACCACCCTGGGGTGTGTCCGTGGCGTCGAACTGAGTGATTCCGGAGCCACCGTCCGTGACCGCCCCACCAGTAACCGGCTCACCACCAGCATCCCAGTTCGTACCGTCCGAAACCTCGTTCGTGTTGTCCCACTGGGACGAGGCAGCATCGAAACCGGTATCGGCCACCGCTGCATCCTTGTCCGGCGTAATGCTGTTGTTGAACAGGGCGGCCTTGAGCACATCCGTTTCAAGACCGTCGTACCCTTGCGCCGACGTGACACTCCGCTCAAGGAGCATCTGCGGCCACGCCTGGAACATTGCGCTAGCTGACCAAGCCATTAGCTTGCACCTCCTCCGCCATGCGCACACGGTGCGAACACGGCAACGTCATTTCCGTCATCTCTGGTTGTCTCGACGGCCATGATCGGCTTGCCGTCTTCGTCGTAGGTCACGTCTTCTTTGCCTACGTAGTCCTCACGCACCTTGCCCTCAACCTTGCACTTCGTACCGGCCGGAACCATGGGTGCGGTGAGAAATTTGAGACCAGGGCACGCATGCATGCGCGAATGAGGCTGCGCCTCATGCGTTACGTCCGTGTGGTCGCAGTTTGGGCAGACCCAATGGTGCTCGGGCTGCAAGTACGTACCCATAGTGATCGGCATACGGGGTGAACCCTTCGGTCTCGGCGCCCAGCGGCTACGTATATAGGGTGAACCCCTACGAATCCCCCATGAACTACCCGCGAATCCCCGTGGATTCCGGCGCCCACGCGGGTCATAAATGGGACATATTTCGAGGTCTCTCGAATGGGACTTATCGGACTCTCACTGAAAGTGACAAGAGAGAGACTTCGAGCGACAGCGGGGTCGGACAAGCCCGACAAATTTCCGCGCGCGGGGGGCGCCCGGGGTACCTGTACAGGTACCTGGGTACAGGTACCACTACCTAAGGGATCCCTTTGGGTACCCGGTTAAAGGACTCCGGCTGCAAGGTATCCATTAAGGTATCTGTTAAAGGATACCTATAAGGTATCCATTAATAAGGGATTCCTTAAGGGATCTGTTAAGGGATTCCTTAAGGGATCTGTTAATAAGGGATTCCTTAAGGGATCTGTTAAGGGGATTCCCTAAGGGATCTGTTAAGGAATCTATTGAATGGATACCTTAACTAAAAGATCCCTTAACGGATCCCTTAATGGATACCTTATATAATGGATTCCTTAATGGATACCTTAATGGATTCCTTAATGGATACCTTAATGGATTCCTTA